CGCGTTTCAGGCACGGTTTTTTGCCCTCTGTTTGGCAACTTCCCGATACACACTGTGCAGCATCTTGCGACCGAGCCCGTACATCATCCTATTTTTCATGGACGCATAGGCAGCAGCCAGGGCGCCGATGCCCTTTACCTCGCCAACCACGGTTCCCTTACCCGTTCGCGACGAGTCTTTGGCCTTGCGAGTTCGCCCACCACTCTTGATCGTTCCGCCGCGAACGAGTCGGTGTCCGCGTTCCGCAAGGTGTTCGTGCGGCGCCATTTTGTATCGCGCGCCGACCGTACAAAGAACTGTGAAATCTCGCAGGTACGTCTTGACCTTGGATGCAATGCTCTTGCGCCATGCCCCAGTCTTGTCGTGCGGGCGTATCTTTTCCCGCATGTGTTTGACAAGCGGCTTGGCCTCCAACTTCAACGCTCGGCGCAGGTGCTTGCGATAGACCTTATCCGGCAGTTCGTTCAGGGCCCGTTGAACTTCGCGGTCGCCCATGATGTGCAACCCGTCTTTCATCAAACCTGCTCCCGGCAGACGACCCGCTGCCACTCGCCCCGTTCCTCGAAATTCTCGACGCTGACCACGTCGAGCACCCGCGACCCGAACAGCAACCGCCGGTCGGGCGTCATCTCGGCCGTGTGGCGGATGTGGACGACATGCGTGAGTTCAGGGTAAACCTGTTTCTGCCGTTCGTATTCCCGCCCGCCCTGGCTGACGACTTCGCCCCAAACGTCGATCACGTCAGCCCACGAGATCGCCCGTCCGCCCATCGCGTCGGCCGATCCGGCGACCGGACGTTGGATCGTCAACTTGTTCCGCAGGGCGCCGGCTCGCATCAGAACGCCGCCTCCTGGTCGACCGCGATCAGGCTGTTAACGGTCAACGCCACGTCGGCGGGCGTCGCGCCGAAACTGACCGGCTCGCGGTTCTCGTAGTAATGCCCGGCCAGGTACAGCACGGCGCGTTTCAGCGTCGCGGGCACGCTGGCCGCTGCGGCGCCGGCCGTGTAGGTCACGGTGATCGCGTCGAACTGCGCTCGAGCGACCGGCCAGACCTGGTTGTATTTCAACTGCACCCGGTCGGCGCCGGTGCTGACCTCGTACACGTCGGTCGACAGCGTTTGCGTCGTGCCGTTGCTGTCGACGTACTGGACCGACGTGACGCTCGCCACAGGCGGCCGCAAGGCGATCACGTCGCCGCTCGGCCAGGCGTCCAGGGTGCGAACCCAGGTCGCCGTGCAGAGTTGACGGCCGGTTACTTTCTCGACGTAGTCGACGGCCGCGTCCAGGCAGTCGAGCAGCAGCCCGTCCTCGTCGTGTTCGGTCACGCGACGGTCCGCCCGGATCTCGTCGAGAGAAACCGGGCGAATCGTCGGTGCGACTGATTGCGTGTGATAACTCACAGCATTCGGTCCTAAGGGGTGCGTTTAGCTGTCCACCGCGGGCAGGATGATGCCCGAGGCGTTGGCGGCGTTCGTGCCGTAGTTCTCGCAGTAGGCCATCCCGGTGCCCGTGAACGGCGCAATCGTGTCTTTCGCGTTGTAGCACACGTTGCCAACAACGAACCCAGTCGAACTGTTGTGGTTCGCCACGCCCAGCCCGGCGCCCGCGTCGACGTTGATGATCACGTTGTCCTGAATCAGCAGGTCAGACGAGGCGGCCGCGTCGGCCTTCAGCAACGCCGCCGAGCAGTCGCCGCTGAGGAAGTTGTTGCGGATCACCGAGCGGTCGGCGCCGCCGAGCAGGCTGATGATCGACGACGTGGTCCCGCCAGCGATGCCGTAGTAGCGGCAGTTCTGGATGGTGATGTTGTCGCAGTCAGCCGTGACCTTGACGCCGATGAGGAACTCTTTCGTGTTCGCCGTCTCGTTGAAGACGATCCCGTCCAGCACGCAACCGTCGGCCGCGGCGCCGAGCGTAATGCCCGCGGTCACGCCGCCGGTGTAATTGCTGATCAGGTTGATGTTCTTGATCGTCACGTCGGCGGCGGTGATCGAGATCGTCGCGGCCGCCGCGGTGGTCAGGCTGACCGCGGGTATCTGGGCTCCGACGCCCTGCCCGACGATCGTCACGCCGGCCACGTCGCAAACGCATCCCGTTGCGCTGGCCACGTTCTCGGCGTGGTTCGGCATCACGATGATCGTGTCGCCGTTATTGGCCGTGCATTTGCCGATCGCGTAGTCGATCGTCGCGAACGGCACGTCGGGAGTGTAGCCGTTGCGGCTCGCGTCGGTTCCGGTTCCGCTGTGGACGAACCAGACGTTGCCGGTCGTCGTCGCCTGGTCGGTGATGATGAAGGCGCCGCCCGGTTGCTGTTTTCCGAAAAGAGAGGTTCGATTTCCCATCTGAGGATTCCTTGTTTACCTTTGTTTGCGATGGTTCCAATCCCGGCCGGTCGCCGCGAAAGTCGGACGACGACCGAACCGGAACCGGAGAAACTAATTCAGAGCAGGCGACGGCGCGGGCTCGTAGCCGTGCTCGATCGCGTACTCGTTGACTTCTTGCAGAAGTGTTGGGTCGATCATCCCGGCGAGCTGCTCGGGACGATGAAAGTCGGTCGCGGCGCCGACGCAGATCATGTTCGGGCAGAACCCGAACCGCTCGACGATATACTGTTCCACGAGCGGATCGGACACCCGGCCGCGTTCCAGTTTTTTGCCGAAGTTTTGCGACGTGCTGACCTCGGCCAGCGCATCGTCGACCTGCGTCCGCGTCACGTCATGTTCGACCAAATCACAGAACCCGGCGACCCGCTCGCGGTCGAGATCTTCGACGTTGTAGCGGATCACCGGATAGCGTTCGCACGCCTCGTCGATGCAACGATTCCAGTCGAGCAGCATGGCGGCGGCCCGATCGACCGCTTCCTCGTACTGCCAAACGCGCGGGCAATAATGCCGGGTCACGTCTTGAAACTTCTGTTGGTTCGGCGTGCAGGCGTCGACGTTGCGGATCACCTGCCAGTTGCGGAATGCAAGCGAGTCGATCACTTTCCACGGGTCGCGCCGCTGGTGGAACACGATCACGTCGGGGTCGTCGATCATCGGCAGGAACGCCCACGCCAGCCAAGACGACTCGCCGCACGACTTCTGATGCCACTGCAAAGCGTCCCACATGGAAACGGTCGGCTTGAAGTGCATCTCGTGCGGACAGTCCGTCCCCAACGCCTGCCACAAGGCGGCGGCGTATTGAGTGGCCGAACGCGGGGCTCCTGTTACGATGAATCGACGCATGGACGCTCCTAGTCGGTGATGGCCGCCGGCGGAGTAGCCTGCGGGTATCGCGTCTCGATGATCGCGATGGCGTTGACGACGTTGCTGCCGCCACCACCGCTGTCGGACAACTTGATGCAGTCATACCCGGCCGAGAACTTCGCCGGATCCCACTCGATCACGACCAGCTGCTCCACGCTGCTGCCGGTGTTGATGACATAGGACGCCGCGTCGGCCTGCTTGACCAGCGTGTCGGACGAGGCGCCGGCGTCGGCGTCAACCCAAATCGGAACCTTCGCCGTCACGGCGGTCGTCGTACTGCCGGTCACGTCGGTGGACTCGACCAGGGAAAGCGTCAAGTCAGCATCCGACGCGCCGCCGTGCGACACGACGAACCAGACCTTGTGCGCGTTCTTGCAACTAATGATGTCGCAGTCGAGCGCGTTGGCCGCGGTGATCGCCGAATCCAACTGGACGATCTTGTATTTTTCAGGCAGAGAAACGGGAAGTGCCATTGCTCAACCTCCTTTCTTGTTAGGACCGGGTGGCCAGGGTGATGAACGGGCTGACCGTGTTGCTGCCCTGGGCGGGCGTCACGGCCGAGGCCCAGGTCGGCTGACCGTCCACGCGGACGACGAAGCGGAAGACGCTCTCGTCGGTGGTGAACTGAACATGGATCGAACTGGCGGTTTGCACGCCGCCCTTGTCGATCATCATGTACTGCGACAGGTCGGCGAAGATGATGTCGCCTTCCGTGCCGAGCGTGCTGCACTGTTCGCACGGGATCACCGGGCGACCGAGCAGGGTGTGATACGGGGACGCGCTCAGGCCGCCGGGCGGCAGGAACGTCGTCGAACCGCCAGTACCGACCGAGTGGTACATGTTGAACAGCTCGGGCCAGCAGTCCTGGTTGACGAGCCAGACCGCGTTGCCGAGTCCGCGCGGGTGCATCCGAGCGTACATCTTCTCGACGTTCTCGGAAACGATCGTCGTGGCGGCCTGACCGCCTTCGGCGCTGACCGTCACCTTGCAGGCCGAGTTGAGGATGCCCAACGGCTGACCGGCGCCGGTTCCGCGGACGATGGACTCGTCCATTTTGAAACCGAAGACGTTGGCGAAACCGGTCGTGATGACCGATTCCAGCGCCGCCGCGTCGGACAGCAGTTCGTCCGTGGCGTAGCAGAGTCCGATGAGCTTCTTCAGGTTCAGTTCGACCTGGCGGAACTTGGGCTTGCTGCCGGTGAGCGTGCCGCCCTCGTTGAGCCAGTAGGACGTGATCCCGCCCCACTGCGAACCGCTGGCGCGGCTCGTCTCGTCGATCCCGTTGAGCTTCAACCCGTTGGCGTTGGCCGAGATCGGCGTGCGGGCGACGCGGCCGGTCAGGATGCCCGTCTCGTAGACGTTGGTCAGCAGCCCCGACGCAACGTCGGTGTTGACCAGGAATCCGCCGTCGCTGGTGACGCCCTCAGAAAGCCCGGTTGCGGCCTGCGGGCCAATCAGTCGCGGGTCGACGTTGGCGCCCTGCGTCTTGCTGGCGACGGCGACGGCCTGCAACATATCGCCGAACGTGTTGAAACCGGCCGGCTCGTCCTGCTTATCGTCCTGGTCGCCAGGC